CATCATTATTTTTTACCGATAGCTGCTATAATTGTTAGTATAGCTACAGGTGGTGTGGCAGGTATTGTTCTTGCTGGTGTGTTAGAAGCTGCAGATGCATATATGTATTACAGAGAAGGTGATACTACAACAGCCGCATTAGCTACGATTTTTATGGCTATTCCTGGTGGGGTGTTAATAAGTAGAATTCCGGGAGTAAAAAGACTAATCAAAGAAGCTGGTGAAGGTGCAATTGGTAATTTACTTAAGAAGGTATATGATGGACTTCCTTTAAATGCTGCCGAAACAAAGGTGGTTAATGAAATTGCCGAACAACAAGATGAATTGTATAAATTATCAGTTAGATATACTACTATCGCTAAAAATGCAGCAACCTTAATGTCAATGGGTTTAAGAGGTATTACAATATTATTACTTAACCTATCTAGGTTATCTATTTTTACATTAAAATGGTCTATTAGAATAGGTGGTGTATTATTTATGGGAGATGAACTATTATATAGACTAACTCAGTATTATGATATAAAGTGGGAAGAACAATGGGGACCTAAACCGACATTAACTGAAGAACAGTTAGCTGTTCCTGATGACGTATTGGTAAAAGAGGCTAACGCAGAATTGACCGAAAGAGCAACAGTTCAGATAAAAACTATAAATGAAAGTGAAGAAGCGACGATAAAAGAAGTCGAGAAGGTACTTAATTCTATTGATATAAACGATTATGTGATTAAGTAAAAAAACTAATATACCATTTAATAATAAACACTATATTTATATAAAAAATAATCTATGAATAATAAGTTAATAACAGAAGTTAACAGGATTAAAGAAATAATGTTGTTAAAAGAACATGGGGGAATAACGGCGAAAGGGGTTAGATACGGTCGAGAATATATTAGAAGTGGCATTCAAAAAATGGGTGGTGAAAGATTTTTAGATGAATTCGATACCATATTTAGAAGTAATCCACAAACTAAAAATAAATTGAGTAATTTAAAAGATGATATTTCAAAATTTGGTGATGATGCTGTAAAAAACATGACTGATGAAGAAATTGAACTTCTTTTAAGAGCTAAGGACCCAGATGCATTTGCAGGATTTGTTATAAGGGCAACAAAAATAGGTGAAAGTATCGATACATTATTTACTAAGGTAGATAATTTAATAGCAAGCGGTAAAAAAGTAGATGTTGATTCATTAGTTACTGACTTAAAAGGACAGTTAGATGAGATTGAAGGTTTAGATGATATACCTGGACTTAAAGATAATATGTACAACCAAATTGATGACATGGCCGAATCCGCTAGTAGAGGTAAGTATAATTTAGAACATGGGATAACTAAATCATTGGACGTAAACGCGTTATTAACTTTGGTAGTAAAAGATGAGAAGTCTAGAAAAATGTTGACCCGATTACCTAACTTTGAAAGTAGAATGAAAAATTTTATTAGAAGTAGTAGGGGTAAAACCGAAAAAGAGATAGAGGAACAGTTACAAAAAAGTATAGACGATGTATTGGCTAAAAGTGATGTTTTAGCCGAAAAAATTGCCTCTCGTGAAAAATATGCTGATGACCCTAAGGTTCTTGCAAATTTAAAAAGATTAAGAGATTGGTACAAAGGTAAATACGGATATTCAGTAAAGCGCGACAAAGGTTACAACAAGGCTCAATCCGTATTATATGGTCCTGGAGGTGCATTTCTTAATGCCGCTCTTGTTGATATCGTTTTGGGTAATTTTTCCAATTGGTTAATGGGTGAATATGATGACCCTCAATCAGAATACTACCTCGGTGTAGTTCCGTGGTTCGTTTCTACTGTACTTTCGGTTGGAGGAACTTTGGTTTCTCAAACAAAACGAGAATTAACTTATATTAGTGTGGAAGACGCGGAAAAATGGGCGGAAGAAAATTTGTCGAATCAACTTAAAGACTCAAAAAACGAATATATTTTTACTAAAGAGGATGAAAATCAAAACTATGTAGATATGATTAATTTCAGTGAAGACGAAAATAGAGATAGTGATTATGTAATAATGAAAATGACAAATACCATACACGCAAGTCCAGTTGAAAATGATGATAAAGAGAGTGTAATTAATAAGTTTTTGGAAAAAATTGGATTAGACTAATGAATTTATTAAACGAACAGAGTAATACAAATCCTACACCCACTAGCCCTATTGATGCTAGAAATAATGGATGGAAACACAATAAAAGTGCTGCTGCCAGTAGTGGTGGATGTTCAGAAAGTGAGTTAGAGTCTGTTACTCTTGGAACGCCCCCTAAGGAATATTATAAATGTCCCATTACTGCGACACCAACTCCTGCACCCGCACCCGCACCCACACCTGCACCTACACCTTCTACAGGTTCAGCCGGTGGAGTAGTACTTACAGGAGACTTCCAAAGTCAAATTAAAGACATGTATCACAACCTAAATTTACATGTTAATAGTAAAAGTAGTAACTCTGAGGTAGAAAAAGAATTTAAACAATTGTATGATGATTTAAGAACAGGTACAACAGAGCAACCTCAAAATAGATATGTTGCTAAAATGTTAAGAATACAATGGCCGGATACAGGTAGTGGAGGTGCCCCTGACGGTAAAGAAAGAATTGTTTTATGGGGTAGAAACTTATCAGAAAATAAACCAAGAATGTATAAAGTAGAAAGAAAAAATGGAACAAGTGGACCATGGGGATGGATAGACGATGAAATTGACCCTAATGGTCGGTGGACTGAATTTGATGCGTATAAAAAATTAAACGAATCTAAAGGATTAATGAATATAATAAAAGAAGAAGAAATGAATAACTCTTTACCTGAGATGATAGATGATAAGTTAAAGGAATTTAACTTTTACACAGCCAATGACAAAGGGAAACAAAAAGTAGTCTTTACTGATGAAGATAGAGAAGAAATAAGTAAAGAGTTCGATGACCTTATCAAAAAATACCCTGAGGATATTGCATTCATCAGGTCAGTTGTTATTGCAAAAGGTGAAGATAAAAAGACAGGTGAACCTATCGTTAGATTGGGTTCATACTATAACAACGCGAATATCGAATTACCATTTAACTCACAAATGAATGGTCTCGGTAAATTACTCGACGGTGGTATAGTATACTTTACTGTCTTAAACAACGAAGGACCTGATTACAGGGACTTTAAGATAGTCGGTGGAGACAAGATACCTGAAGTAGATTTTAACGATAAAGAAAAGGAAGAAATACAGACTGATACTTATGTTAATACACATAATCAAGAAATGGAGAAAGATGAACCATTTGAAGAGGTTATGAAGACAAAAGAGAAGAAAGGTTTACAATCATTATTGGACGGGGAAGGTCTTACAAATGAACTCACAAAGCGTCAGAAGGAAATGTTAGAAAATTTAAAAAAAAAAGGATTTAAGTTTGACAAACCAGAAAACGCAGATATTTATGAAAGAGTGAGGATTAATAGTAAGGAATTCAACGAATCAATAAATGCGTGGAGACCAAAGAATTAAGATGAGTCTAAAGAAGATAGTAAAAAAGAACCTAAACGACACAAAGACTGTCAAGGTTACAAAACTCACAGAATCAAAAATTGTTAAGGGACGTTTTGGTATTATTTCTGAATCTGTAAACCTTAATTCAAGAATTCAAACAACTAAATTTTTTAACAAACTCTTTGTGGAGTCAAAGAACTTAGTGGATATGGGTATATCTACTAACACTATTAATGAGGACCTTATAATGGTTTTAAAGGGTCTTATGGGAGATAAAAACTCTCAAGTGATAGATACCCTTAAAGATAGATTAATAACTTATTTAGAGTCAAAATTAGATATGGATTCTTTCGAAAAGGAAGTCTTAAAACAATCTATATTAGAATTAGAAGAAGATGAATTCCCACAAGTATTTTCAGATAAGAGATTTTTAGCCAGAATTATCACAGATACATTCATAAGAGAATTTGGGGAGAAATATTTAAATGGTTTAACAGACATGACAAGGGAGTTATTAATGAACCGAATAGATAACGAAGATTTTAAAAGAGAACTAGAGGATAAGTTCACAATAGCATTGGATTCCTTATTGGATTCAATAGAGTCTAACATGGACTCGAAACTGAAAGGCATTAGAGATAGTGTACTTTCATAAACTTTTTTAAAAAAAGGGGGTTAATATTATCTACGAAAAGGACTGACGGTGTCAGTCCTTTTTTCTTGTATAAAAAAGGTGACCCGAAGGTCACCTAATTTATTTATCGATTGTTTATCTGAGAACGGTTATGAAACCTGTAGTTTCTATAGTCTCCAAATTCCATGCCACAGCTCGTAACGTATAAGCATATACACCGTCTTCAACATAATACTCACCATTTCTAAAACTACCATCCCATCTATCAGATGGGTTATTCATCTCATATATTATTTGACCCCATCTGTTAAAGATTAACACTTCCCATGAGTTCCAACACTCTTCATCTGTAATGACACCCCAAGAATCGTTCAAACCATCATTATTCGGACTAAATGCGTTTGGTGCGAACGCTTGACCATCGAACTCATCACAAGGACCAGGATAAATACAAGTTCCGTTATCTATATTTGCATCACTGTTGTAGTTAATAGCATTCATGTCCGTACATCCATAAACGTCATATTCACATGAACCATCATCTACGTTAGCCAACGGATTATAATTATTAGCACTTTCATCAGTACACCCAAATACATCATATTCACAAGAACCGTCATCCACGTTTGCGTTCGGGTTAAAGTTATTTGCATTTGAATCAGTACACCCATAGATATCATAAGTACAACTTCCATCATCGGTCGTAGCCAAGGGGTTATAATTATTTGCGGTTGGGTCTGTACAACCGAATACGTCATAAGTACAAGAGCCATCGTCCACGTTAGCGGTCGAGTCGTAATTGTTAGCTTCAGGGTCCGTACAACCAAAGACATCATATTGACAAGACCCATCATCCAAGTCCGCATCAGGGTTGTAATTGTTCGCTTCATTATCTGTACAACCATAAATACAAATTGATTCAGCTTCTGATAAACAGAACAATGTTTCTGTAAATCCTATTTCAGGGTTTAAAACAACACCATTTAGTTCTTGTAAATAGACCCATACAACACCACTACCATCAGTGTATATAGGACCATATTCTAAAGTTACTGTTTGATTAGGTTCTAAAACTCCATTAAAACACTCTATCTCTTCCTCACCCCCAATTACATTCCACTCAGCACAAAAATCAGTAATTGTAACATTACCCGTATTTTGAAAGGTGGAGGTGACGTAATAGTAAGGACCTGTTTGGTCACAATATACCGTACATTCTGACCCTAAATAATTTAATTCTGTAATATCATAGGTACAACTTCCATCATCTATATTTGCGTTAGGATTAAAATTATTAGCGGTTTCATCTATACATCCTAAAACGTCACAATTAATAGTAGGGTTACCGATAGTCAAAACTAACATGTTATTACTGATGTTATCATCTTCTCCGAAATCTTCCCATGAGTTAGGACTTTCACCATTAACATCTAAAACATGAATACTAACAGTACCATATGAGTATATTGGTTCGGGCCATTCTAATGAAATATCACCGAATGAATTAATTGTTGTACCCATTGCATTAAAACAGATAGTATCGTTTGTTTGTCCTAAGACTTGAATTTTAATACAGTACTCATTTATTGCAGGGTTAGTTAAATTGTTAAGATGTATTGTAGGAATCCAGTATGGGGTAAATCCGTCACAGTATTCGTTTATAGTTACACTATCTAATGATAGGTCGACCATATATTCACAGCTACCATTATCTTCAGTTGCCAACGGATTATAATTTTCAGCAATAGGGTCAGTACACCCTAATACGGGACATACATCGGGGTCTTGAATAAGATTTGAATAAAAGTAAGTATTATTAGAAGAGTTTTCATCAATCTCACCTTCAGCATAATACGCATTTACTGTTAATTGTGTTATATAGTTAGGTACAATAACATTCCATACTACCTGACCTTCACCTGGTAACATATAATCGGAAGCGTTAACATCACCGTACAGACAACTATCCAACCCTAATTCAGGTACTTCAACACAGTAGTTAAATAAGGTATCAGTAGCGTCAAAACTACCCGTATCGGGGTTAATCACCAATATATTAACTTCGTTAGATGGTATACCGTTATTACATATAGTACCTAAAAATGATACGTATCCACTTGCGTCAGGTGAAGTTATCGTATCGTACTCACATGACCCATCATCATTTTCAGCATTTTCATCATAATTAATTGCTTCAGGGTCTGTACATCCTTGGTTACAGTTAAAAACAGATAAATACCAATCCCAATAGCTAGATGAATTTTGAAACTCATTACACGCAAGACCTTCTTCATAAGGTGTTTCACAAGTTATACATCCATAGTTTTCAGTTGCATTAACATCATAATTACATGCAATTGGATTCATACACCCAAGAATGGGAGGATATGTACACGAACCATCATCATATCCCGCATTAGGGTTATAATTTTCAGCATCTGAATCCATACAACCAGGATACAATGGAGGTGGTGCATTACAAATATTCATTGAGTTTAACTCCATAGACATATCAGGGTAAAATTGAGTTTGGTTCGCGCAAGTACCACATGTTGCCGCCCATCCACCATCTATCTCACCGACAATCGCGGTTTCAGAATAATTAATTTGCCATAAAACAATCTCTAAACATGAAGTTAAAGTATCACTTTCTAATATTTCCTGAAAACAATCATCATAGAATGTATCGTCTGAAAACATATTATAATTAATTGTGTCACCAGCATAAAACTCTTCAAAAGCTACAGGATTATCAAACGTCCATCCTAAATGGTACTGAGCTGCAGTACAACCCCACGGATAATCCCAACCAGGTACATGAGCACCGATTTGAATCATATTGACATAATCCATTTCACTCGAAAAACCACTGGTATTTAAAGAAGTACCACAATTCCAGTGAGATACTACCTCAACACTAACATCATACGTTTCGGGGTCAAACCCAAGAAAATTAACATCACAATCACAAAACGCATCATTATTTACATCGGGACAATCACTATTAAAAGGACCATAATAAGGGTCACCGTTATCGTTATATACCCACGCACCATCACCCAAACCACAACTTCCGAGACGTAGATTCATTTGCGACCACGTCCCATCAAAACCGTTTGGATTTGCAGACCAATAAGGCCATTCTAAAGCCTCGACCCAATAATCGTCCAAGTCACCACCCGGACCGGGGTCTTCAGGAAACCATGAAGGGAGATTTGGAATGTCGAACCATGGGGTGGTTATTGTCCTAGTTTGTCCAGGAGGTAAGGGTCCAACATTGTTGTTTGAGGTATAATCTATGGTCCATATAGGTGCACTTGAATTAAGTGACCAATACATTTTAAGTACATCCCCTTCCCATTCACTACCTGAATTGTTAGTAACATCAAACTGAAATTTGACACCACTACCATTATCAGTAACGACTACAGAACCTTGTTCTATAAAAACGTCACATTGAGCCCCTAAGTTACCATTAAATAGGAACAGGGGGAGTGTAAGAAGGAATAAATTCCTTAAAAAAGTTAAAAGCATACATTTATAGGTTTACTTGTTTATTGAAGAACTACTACCTATAAATAGTTAAAAATGGTTAATAAGATTTAAACGATAACTTAAAATCGTTCCAAATATCTTCAGCTTCTTCATAAAAAACAGAAGAGAAAATAGAGGGCTCATAAGGTCTATTAATTAACTTCATACCAGCCTCTTTTGGAGTTTTATTACCCTTATAAACATTACATCCTGAACAACATGTAACCAAATTTGTCCATGTATTACCACCACCACGAGAACGAGGCATAACGTGGTCGATAGTCAAGTGTTTTTTAGACCCACAGTACTGACAAGTTGATTTATCTCTTTTAAAAATTCTTCTTCGATTAACTTTAATGTTTTTTGGTCTATACCGTATAAAGTTTAGTAACCGTATAATAACTGGTCTAACAAAATTACCTATAGTTGTGATAATGTCTTTTTCTCCACTTTTTATTATCTCAGCCTTTCCCTTATCTACTAAAACAAACCCTCTCTGAAGACTAGTGATATTCAGAGGTGAATAGTCTGCATTTAGTACTAACACATTGTTCATTCTTTTTTTTTAAATTATAAGACACTTTATTTTACATGTCAAAAAAAACCCCCGATTTTTGGTCGGGGGTTTTAATTTCGGGGGTTTTACTGTTGGGCCTCTTCAACTAATTTGAATCTTTCTTTGTTCCGGAAGAATCCAAATACCGCCACTCCTAAACCTACGAGGACTTCGATAGCGTTTACCACTGAATCTAAATTCTCCGTTAATAAGTCTACCAAAGGTATCCATGTGTTTAGACCTGTAAGTACTAATAAAGTACCAATAGCGGTCAATGCGTGTCTAATTAAACTTTTAACTTCTGCTGTTCCCATAATAAATATTTTTTACAGTTTATTACTATAAATATCACCTAAAAGGGAAAAGGGGGATTACCCCCCTTTTCTTACATCTTAACCATCACTCCCCCCATACCATTCCATTTCACAATTGCTTTCTTTGGAATCCAAAATTCAAACTCCCCGATTGAATCAATCTTTTCAGACATATTCTTCTTATAGGTCTCAATTTCGTTAGTGTCATAGAGGTTACGGGGATGGGGTACTCCGACATACTTAGAACAAATAGGGCCGATACCGGTGACTTTAGAAATATCATCCGTAAGGGTTTTAGCACAACAACGGCAAATACCTCCGTTTTCTTTAGTCAACTTACCTTTAATACGAAGTGCTCGGTCCGTCATACCTGTAACTGCGGTCACATCGATAAGAATAGGGTGAAACTCAAGACCATACTCTTCTTTAATACCCAAAGCAATCTTACGACCAATCTTAATGGTATCACCAACCAAAGTGATATTCATCCGTTTTTGCGCTTGTTCATGTCGACGAGCACCTTCAATAACACGAATAGCTGCAGAAGTTTGGTTATCAGTAAGGGAACCGTATTTCTTAAGTCCTTTTTTGAGCGAATTCATGAAACTATTAGTTCCGTTATAGTTTTCAACTTCTTTAGTTACTTCTTCTTGTGTCATGGTGATGATGTTTATGTGATGATTACAGTACAAATATAATAAAAAATCCTCGACTGCCAAAACAATCGAGGATTTATTTTAGTGGAAGCGGGGAGACTCGAACTCCCGTCCTGTATACCCCAAACAGAGAGTACTACACGTTTAGGTCATTATTGATTCTCAACAATCCGAAATATGTGGTTGAATTTTAACATCCTCTACCACCAACAGATGTGTGACTCAATTTAGGGTTTAGTCACCTTTCCACCTCAACAACGGACTTCTGTTCCTAGGTATATGTCCTGACCGACCCGCGGTAAACGGAGCCTTAGGCTGCGTAAACCTCTTCAGTGCGGAGTAAACCGACTGCCTGAAGTTTTGCGAAAGTTTCGCCGTTTGTGTTTTGTAACCATGTATTAAAGTGATAGGTAACCTCTCACTACGTGCACTCTGTGCCTGACTGTACCAGTCAAATCCAAAAACGCCCCCATATTTTCAAAGAACACTACAAAGATAAATACTTTTATTTAAATAAACAACTCACCACCTAACATTTACTACAGAATAATACCGATTTTTTTCTTGGTTGTATAGTACTGAGACTGCAATATAGTGGTAGTCTTCATCAGTTAAAATTTTCCAGTGTAAAGGACTATTCTTATACTGAATAAAAAATTGTGACACTTCTCCAATATCAGACCTACTATTATATGCACAACACTCACCTACACCACCAATACCGACTCTATTACTCCTATTTCTTAAACTGTTATAACCTTCACCGTGACTAATCTTACCTGATTGTACTTGACTTTCATTCCAAGGAACTGTCAATAGTGATTGCATGTCATAATCGTACTCTAATTCACTAATTCCATGATTTCGTCTCCATTCATTTAATGTATTTACAAAACGTTTCTCCATTTCCCAACAAATAGAATCAATGTTACTGATGTTTGGTATCAAATCTTTACAATCAATTTCAATTAAGTTCCCATTAAGGTCTTCTACAAAACAAGTTTCTACTAATGTAAATCCTTGGGAGTATGCGGTTAGAAAAATTATAAATAATGGGATAGTAAGTAGTTTTTTCATATTATGAATATATGAATTTTTTTTCGTTAAACCAAATACTTATAAAAAATATTTTTTGAAATTCTTAAATTTACTACTTGGGGATAAAAAGGAACGACTAATGGATAAGTACCATGGTCAACTCGTGTCAAAAGATATTAGACTATTAACAACACCTCCTGATACAATAATAGAAGAAAATTAATAACTTAAATCTTAGGTATTACTCGAACCTCATTACAAGGGTCAAAAGTACCTAATTCTCTAAATGTCGGTTTGTTAAAACCACTATTATTTTTAAATGGTTCCTTAGGTCCGTATACGACTCTATTATTTCCATCTTCTTCTTCAACAATAGCACAAACTAATGGAGCGTCTCCATGCATTTCACCATTTTTTCTAAGTGCACCATCAGTACCTTGCATGGATATTGTTATCTCACCTGACTCACTTCTTTTAGCAATTTCTTCTATTTCTGAAGATGGAACATCAAAAATAGTATATACACGAGCACCGCTACGTATTGGTCCACGATATCCCGGTTCATCTTTACCTAAACTAGCTTCACGACTATCAAAAATGCGACGATTTCCTTTATCATTATTCATATTAGAAATACCTATTTTAACCCCATTTAAAAATATATCATAAGTAGCATAGTTACATGTGTGGCTGGACCTTGAATTTTTAAACTCAATTCCTGCGAGGTTAATTGATTCTGGGAAATAACCAATAATTATTTTAAGACCATCGGCACAACTAATTATGTCTTCTTCGGGTTCCTCTTCTTCACCTTTTGTTAATTGTACAGTGCCCTGCACTTTAACATATTGTCCTGCTGCAGGATAATTTTTAGTGTCTCTTTTTTCGTCGATACAACCACCAGTATCTCTAATGATAGATATTATGTTTTCTGGTTTAACATTAGGATTAACTTTGAATCCTACTGAATCCCCATTATTAATAATAAAATTAACCATACTACTCCATCTACTATTCGCATATCCTAAGTTTTTATCCCAGTCAGGACTACCTTTTCCTGGTAAACTGTCATAAGGTGGTTGTTCTAATGCTTCTGTAGAAAATGGTTTACCGTATTTATCGTTAGTTGGTTTAAGAGAACCTCCTAAATAGTTACTTGCACTTCCTTCAATATCAGATATATTAATTATTTTAGCAAACTGTAAACCTTCATTTTCTAATCCTCTTTTTTTGATTTGTGCGTCAATACTTTTTTTAAGTTTACTTAATGCGGACCTGTAACCTTCATCAGTAGATTCTGTAGCTGAGAAATATGCCGTTAAACTAAATTCTGCAGTGTATCGATTTCCAGACTTTTCTATAGTACGTATCATCCCCGATGCGTCACTAACAGGTACTTTACCAACACAATTACCGTATTTAATAGTATTAGATTGTTCTTTTAAATACTGTCTTTTTGTCGCATTTTCATGAAGATTTAAAATTCTTTTTCTTTCTTCATCATTTATACTAAATTGATTCATAATTTTAAACTTATATCATATAAATATAACTATTATAGTAAAGTATCACAGTTATTCCAAACTAAAGTATTTATAAAATAACATGAAGTTTATAACTCTATTAATAGAAGGTAAAAAGGAACGTATAATAGATAAGTTCAGACCACAACTTGAGGGTCTGTCTGATGATGCTATATCACTTGCAGAACAAATTATAGATAATGACCCTAGTGTAACTAAGAAGTACTCTGAGTGGGCGATTAAAAAGTTTATAACTATAGGTAATAGGGTATCGTCATTACGACATACCACAGATGAAATTAGTGAAATTGTTAAAAATTATCACAGTATAGTCGATAGACTCTCTAAAGAAAAAGTTGAAAAAATGATGGACGAAGATGAGAGCGAAACGATATTTTACTCTGAAGATTCTAAAAATAAAGTTTTAAGAAGTCCAAAAGATATAAACTCTTTCGATACTGTATATGAGTTACAGAAATTTTTAAATTTTTACGATAAATTTCAATTTCTTTCAGACCAAGAAGAGAAAAGTAAAAAGGAATCTGAAAAGTTATATGAGGATGATAGATTTTTAATTATTAGACCATTATCACATACATCATCTTGTTATTACGGAGCAAACACCAAATGGTGTACTACTACACGAGATAACGAAGACTACTTTAACAGATATACATCAAAAGGTAAGTTATATTACATAATTGATAAAAAGTCCTCAGATAGGACTTATGGGAAGATGGCGCTTTTAATACCGTTTGGTAACGGTACACCAGAAGTATATAATCAACAAGACGGTGGTGAAAGATATACGTTCTTATTAGAAAGATTTGCACCTATTAAAGATGAAATTCAAAAATTGACTGAAAAGGGTGATGATTATGAAACCCTAAAAAAGGTTAAGGGTAATCCTAAACTATCGATGTATGAATCTTTAAATTCTGATTTCTTTGACCGTTTTGATGGTGAAGATGTAATACTTAATTTTAGTGATGAATTGACAAACTTTTTAAAGTTAATGGAGGAAGAGATAGGTGAAGACGTTATAAGTCATTACAATTGGGCTTATGAAAATCCAAACGGTGATTTCTTTTATGAAACTTATAGATTTGATGATGATATGAAAGAAGGTTATCCTTTATATACCCTAAACGAGGAACACGTTGGTTTATTACGTTCTATCGTTGAGATTATGGAGCCAGAATTATTAAAGTACTTTGATGGTGATACAATAATTAGAAATGGTGATGGAGATGTGATATTGGCTAAGTTTATAGAAGAAAGACTTCCTAAATTTTATGAAGAATTTAGTTACTTATACTCACAAGCCGAAGATACATCCATACATGAGGGAGTAAAAAAGTATATTGATGAAAATGTATGTAACCTTTATGACGATGTGGGACTAACAAGTGTAGATGATAGTAGTTGTTTTGACCAATACAAAATAAGTGTAGATAGATTATTGGAAATGTATGAAGATGACTTGGAGTATCATAAAGATTTATCTATACAACAAGTCTTAGAGAATTATATACATAGAAATATAGACCTTAATGAACATATTTTAGAAATCTACCACGAATATCAGGACCATGAAGTGTTCAGTGAAATGTTTGATAGTGAGATGACTAATCTTTTGGAAAATGTTTTAGAGGAAATGGAATCTGATGACGAAGTGGTGTCAGATGCTAGTGAGTATAGAAGGATACTAAACTATATATCTAAGAATTTTGGGTTAGATAAACCATATCCGATTAAAACATCAGATGATGGTACAGAAATTATATTTAAAGGAGTTAACCCAAAAAATTCTAAAATTAATTTTATTTTAGTCCACAAAGATGGTGAGAAAAAAATGGGTAGTGCGAAGTTGTCAACAATAATTAAACTGTTGAACAACTACACACTGTTTTCCCCATTTTAAAACTCCTCGTTTTCCAACAAACGTTCACGGATAAGGAGATACAAATCACCCATATCCTTTAGACTCAGAGAGATTACATCACCAGTCGACTTAGATTCAATCTCAATCTCGTCCTCACTGATGTGAAAGTAGTGGTTATCACCATCAACCCAATCAGTTTCCTTGTAGTTGTAGTCATCATCTTCGTCTTCGTAATTAGTAAACAAGTTACCTTGACCGTAGTAGTCATATGTAGGACGGACATAAGTGTACTCATACTTCGTATTACCAAGCTCCTTAACAACGCCGACAGCCAAGTTAAACGCATCCTCTACGTCCTTCACAACAACAAACTCAGAAGAGGTATGCATGTTGTAGTACCCACAAGAGAAATTAATACAAGAGAAATCTCCTTTCATCTTAATTTGAGATACATCAGTGTATGGATGGGATTGAAGGTATGGGGACACACCCATAGAGTTTTCAAAGACGGGGATAATGCGATTAATAAAATCACCTTTACTTTCAAACAAACGAACCCCCGAACAAACTTCGGTAACCAAATGATTTCCAGGTGCGTCAAATTGAATCGCATATCCCACATCCTTGAGGAACTCAACATCACACTCTTTCGAGCCGTGACACCCAGTCTCTTCTGATACGAAAAGACCGACCTTTACATGTGACAAAGTGCGAAGGAGTTCGAGTGCCAAAAAAACACCACATTTATCGTCACCACCGATTCCCGTTGGATTCCCTTGTGGTGTATATCCCTTTAGAGATAAGTTTAGTTCTTCAGTAAACGTTCGACCAAAAGTGGGGGGTTTTTCGAGATTTTCCTCCTCTACAACAATGTCATCAACCAACTCATGAACCGTATCTGTGTGAGCAACAAACATCGGGTAAAACTCACCATCAGGTAGCGTACCTTTAGTGGCATAAACGTTGTTCATTGGGTCATTGTAATACGTCACTCCATCAATCGTCTCAAGAACACTAATAATGTAGTCTACCATCCCATCTTCCTTATAGGTTTTTGTGGGAACTGAGAGAACTTCTTTAAGACGATTGAGCTGTTCGTTTTTCATTTTGTGGTTGATTTGAATACAAATATAAAAAACTTTTTTCGTAAAAACAAAAAAAAGGGGAATTATTTCCCCTTTTCTAAAACTACTTCTTCTTTTCCTTTCATTTTCAGTTTACAAGGTACGCCTTCTGTGATATTACCTCTAAGAACTTCTTCTGAAATCAAATCTTCGATTTTCTCTTGAATTGCTCGTTTAATTGGTCTTGCCCCATATTTTTCATCAAAACCTACTTCTGATAAGAACTTCTTAACTTTATTGTCGATGGTCACTTCATATCCGAGACGGTCGAGTCTACGGTCTAGTTTAGACAATTCAATCTCTACGATTTGCTCAACTTCATTTTCTCTTAGTGGGTTGAAGATTACTACCTCATCTACGCGATTCAAGAACTCAGGAGTGAAGTGATTTTTCAACTCTTTCTCCAACAAAGCCTTCTTCATTGCTTCGTTATTTGAGATTCGTGTTGTAGTGTCGAATCCAACACCTGAACCGAAGTCCTGTAGTTTCTTAACACCAAGATTGGAAGTCATAATAATCAGACAGTTTCTGAAATTAATCTTTCTACCGAAAGAGTCTGTTAGGTGACCGTCATCCATCATTTGTAGGAGGATTGAGAAGATGTCTTTATTTGCCTTTTCAATCTCATCAAACAATACTACTGAGTATGGTTTGTTTTTGACTGCTTCGGTCAACTGACCACCTTGGTCATATCCAACATAACCAGGAGGGGAACCAATCAATCTACTCATAGAGAATTTCTCTTGGTATTCAGACATGTCAACACGGATTAACGAATCCTCATCACCAAAAATTTCTTTTGCCAATTGTTTGGCTAAGTGTGTCTTACCAATACCTGTGGAGCCCAAGAAGATAAACGAACCGATTGGACGACTTGGGTCTTTAATACCCACACGGTTTCTACGAATTGCTTTTGAAATCGTCTTAACCGCGGCTTCTTGACCAATTACAGATGAGTTAAGGTTACTCTCCAAATCCAACAGACTCTCCTTATCGTCTGCATTTAATTTAGATAAAGGAATCTTAGTCATATGTGAAACTACATCGTAAATCATTTCTTCGGTGATTTCTTTACGCTCCTCATCTTTTCTTGAATCAAACTTTTCTTTCTCATATTCAAGTTTTTCGATAATCTTACGTTCTCGGTCACGTAGTTGAGCAGCTTCCTCGTACTTCTGACTCTTTACAACCTGAATCTTCTTATCTTTAATTTCAAGGGCTTCTGCTCGAAGTTCTTCGATGATTTCAGGAAGTTTAACGTTGATTTGTGCACGAGCACCAACCTCATCCATAATATCGATTGCTTTGTCAGGGAATTCCCTATCGGTAACATAACGGTCCGCAAGTGTTACACACGTCTGAAGTGCCTTATCTGTGTACACGACCTTGTGGTGGTCCTCATAACGAGACTTCAAGTTCTGAAGAATTTCTAAAGTCTCATCAGGAGTTGAACCGTCAACCATTACCTTTTGAAATCTACGTTCCAAAGCACCATCCTTCTCGATATTCTCACGGTATTCATCGAGGGTGGTTGCACCTACACATTGTAGTTCACCTCGAGCCAATGCGGGTTTAAAGATGTTGGATGCATCTAAAGAACCTGAGGTATTACCTGCACCAATAATTGTGTGAATTTCATCGATAAAAATAATAATATCATGATTATCTTGAAGTTCATCAAGAATTACCTTAAGTCTTTCCTCAAATTGTCCACGGTACTTAGTACCTGCAACAATAGATGTCATATCCAAAGAAACGAGTCGTTTATCACATAGATTTTGAGGGCAATCACCCTCAAAAATTTTCATAGCTAAACCTTCTACAATTGCGGTTTTACCACAACCTGGCTCACCAATAATAATTGGGTTATTCTTCTTCCTACGAGAAAGAATTTGAGCGATTCTTTTAATCTCACTGTCCCTACCAATTACAGGGTCAAGTCTTCCTTCTGAAGCTAGTTTCACCAAGTCCCTCGAAAAATTGTCTAGTACAGGGGTCTTAGATGAACTTTGTTGTTCTTTCTTTTTTCTTGGTCCTTTATCGTTTGGGTCTACTGATTCTATCATATTTAAAAATTATTTAGTTCAATTATAGTAAAGATTATACCACTAAATCAACTATTGACATTTTGTCAGTTCATTTTTAATTTGTATGACATAATGTCAGTGTAATGGTATAATTTATCGTTTGGCACGATATTCATAATATGAGTGTAAAATTAATAAACTTAAATAAAAAAACCAAAAATGTTACGTAGAAAATTTAATTTTAATGACTTGTTCTCTGAGTTTGACTCATTATTTGATGGATTCGGTTCCTATAACAACCCTATGGTCGTAAGAGGTAAAAAAGATGTTGATAGTGGTGAAGATGAGAATGGTGCTTGGACAAAAGAAACATTTACATCAGAAGATGGAACCTATCAGGTAACTTCCATTTACCGTTATGGTAACACAGCACCTAAAAAAGATTCAAGTGAGGTTTCAGTATTAAAAGATAAAATGAACAAAGCTGTAGAATCACAAGACTACGAAACTGCAGCTCAACTGAGAGATAAGATTAATTCTATCGAATCTAATAAAGAAAAGATTCAGGAATTACAATCACAATTAGATGAAGCAGTTTCTAAACAAGATTTTGAAAAAGCAATCAAACTTCGAGATAAAATTAAGAAGTATAACTCCTAATAAATAACCCCTCATACAAACTGAGGGGTTTTTTATTCTCCTAAGTATTTATAGTAAAATGTTATTATGAACAAACATATTTTAAATGAAGTAAGACGTAATCGTGAGTTAATGGGTATTACAGAATCGGAACTTGATGAGCAAGGGTTTTTAAGAGGAATAAGAGATGGTATAAAAAAAGGTTTTGAAAAAGGTAAAGAATTTATTAAAGACAGGTTAAGTAAATTTAAAACGGTAGAAGAACCAAGCACTGTTAATACAGAAGTTGAGATTGAAAATGAGAACATTAATGTACCGACGGTGTGTGGGATGGAGTATTTTATTGGTCCGAAAGAAACCGTCTTTTCTAAAAAATCTATAGACGCGAACATAGCATGTAGTACATTATATCACGCCCTATCACATTGTAGACCAGAAGGAGGTTCAACATTTAAAACGTTAATACAGTTTGGTACTATGGATGGTTATGGTAAAAAGGATGGTACTAAAATAATGACCACTTCGGGTACAGAAGAAGATGCATATGTATGTAAATTTAGAATTGATAATACTATAATAGGTGCGTGGATGGATGATAATGATAAATCTGATAGAAAATAATATTTATGAGTATAAAAACGGAAAGAATAATAGGTAAAAAAATAATCTGTGAGATTGATTCGACGACACTTAGAAAAGTTGAGTACGACACCTCAAATAGGAAGTTACTAGTAACATTCAAAGGAGATATTCAGTATGAATATGAGGATGTTCCACACTCAGTTTTTACTAAGTTTAGAATGGCAGAATCCCAAGGTAGTTTCTTTAATAAAGAAGTTGCAAGAAAATTTACTTACAATAAAATAGAAAAAAATGGATAATATAATTAGTAGTTTTTTTGTTAAAGATACTTTGAATCCTGAGATTTGGGAAAATTATGCTGACGTAGAGTCATCAGAAATGAAACCAGAAATAAGAGATGGGTTATTAGATATTGCGAATAAATTCGTAGAATTTTTAGGTTTTGATATTTTTATACAGGACGTAACAATGACGGGTTCTTTAGCTAATTTTAACTGGTCAGAGTATTCTGATATCGACTTACACATAATTTATGATTTTAAAGAGTCGGGAGAACAAGAAGAACTATTTAAAGACTTATTTAATTTAAAAAGAACTGTTTTTAATTCCCAACACGATATTACAGTAAAAGGTTATGAAGTTGAATTATATGTTCAAGATATGAATGAACCACATATGTCTACAGGTGTCTATTCAGTATTATATGATGAATGGTTAAAACAACCAGTAGCAAAAGAAGTTAAAATAGACAGAAAAAAAATAGAAGATAAATCACATCATTGGATGGAAATTATCGATAATACTATTGAAGATTTGGAAGTTGGTGATTTAGACGACTCTGTTGAAAAACTAGACTCGGTTAAAGATAAAATAAAAAAGTTTAGGACGAGTGGTCTTGAAAAAGGAGGTGAATATTCTTACGAAAATTTAGTTTTTAAATTTTTAAGACGTAACGGGTATATCCAAAAACTTTTTGATTATAAAAATAATTTGATAGATAAGAGTCTATCAATACAAGAAAATTTAAAGTAATAGATAGTAAATATTAGAAAATACTAATTTATCACATATTTATTTATAAAAATATCATCATGGCAGGTTTTACAGCATGTACCCAAAGCGCGTCAACAACGTATAACTTATATTCAGGTAGTACACCCACAGTACATTCAGTGGCAACTGTGGAAGTATACGTCTCAGGTAATACTTGGGAGACTCAAGAAAGAATTCAATGTGGAAGCGTGAAACTTGGAGGAAATGGTGTCTTTATGTAATTAACGAATTTTAAAAAACAAAAATATGGCAGATTTAAACCCTTTAGGAAGTGAAAAATTACAAGGTATGGAGAAAATTAACCGTATCCTTGAAATTGCTCGTTATAACGAGCCTTCACAAAATATAAATGAAAGTAAAGCCGACTATACAATTCAATTAGCTGACGGTAATTATTACGGTATTGTAAATGAAAAAAATGGATACATTGTAAAGTCAGGAATTAACGAATCCGAAATGGATTATCGTGAACCAATGAAAAACAGAAAATACCACAGGTCATATTCTCAGGCAATGAAACAAATAAACCTTTTAGCTGGTGAATTAAATAGACTACATGAACATAGTGAAAATATTAATTTAATCGGTGAGCAAAAAAAGTTTGTTTTAAAAACACCTGAATCTGAAATGAGCGACATGGGAGATGCACCTGAGGCATTACCCGCACCTGAAGAGGGTGGTGAAGATTTAGATTTAGACTTGGATTTAGATACTCCTGAAGGTGACGAAGAGTTAGATTTAGATATGGATTTAGGTGATGAGTCAGAACCTGAGGGCGTTGAAGGAGAGGAAGAAGATATTTCTTTTAAATTAATTCAAAAACTAACAGGGAAGTTAGGTCAAAAGTTAAGAACATTAGATTCTCAAGAAGGACTATCTTCTGAAGACATTAAGTATGTTTTAAATTCAGTTATATCTGCCGTGAATTTAGAAAACTTATCAGAAGAAGACTTGGAGGATGTTTTAGCTAATTTTGAGGATGAGGAAATTGATTACGGAGTTGAGGGAGAACTTGATATAGAAGCAGGTGATGAAGAAGGTGATGAGTTAGATTTAGACTTAGATATGGAAGAAGAACCTGTGGGTGATGAAGAATTAGGCGAAGGTCATGGAATTAATAATGTTTTAGACGAAGTCTTTACTGAATCTAAGATTGATAAGGTAATATCAAAGTATTTCATAATTTCAGAAGAAGAAAAAAAAGAAACTGAGTCAAAAAACATAAAAAAGTTTATCACAGAAAAAGTAAATAAAGTTAAAGTTAAGTCTGAAGTTAAAGAAATGTCTGAAACTTTAGAGCAAGAATTAACTTCAGAGTTTATCATGAAAGAAAATAAAAATTCTAAGTTTTTAGGTAAAACAAACAAAAGTAACTTAGTATTTGAGGTTGACGGTAAACAGTTGAAAGTATCACCTAATGGGGAATTATTATGAGGTTAGTCTACGTCAACGAATTGGGTCCCAACTATAAAGGGGATAATATCTATGAGTTTATATTCTCTGACGTAGAAGAAGTGTGGGGTGAAGATTGGGACTCTGAACCAGCTTCAGGAAAACCTTTACCTCCCAATATTGAATATATTAAAAAAGTTGGTGTTTTGAGAAACTCAGATATTGAGTTGGAACTAGTTCAAAACTCCGACTTTTTTTCTGTTTATGACGCAGTGGAAGGTGTTATATCTTTAGGATGGGAAAAATCCGATTCTGAGTTTGTAGTTGATAGTAACTATAAAAGATTGGTCTTCAGGTATGGAGATACAATTAAATCCGTAGAAGATAAATTATATGAAAGAGATATTGTCCTTTCATATGAGAAAAGTTTTGTAAACCATGAAGAATAAAGAAAAAAAAATCGTAAGACTTCTTGAGGAGGGTTTCTCATATGAAACTATTAAAAAGATGTCTAATTTACATATTAATAAGATATACGAAAGTATTGAAGAAGCGGAAACTACTACTGTAGAAAAGACAACGTATAGTAAAACTGAAATTGATAAACTGAAAAGAGATGGGGGTCTTAATGTTAATGGTACAGTTATACCTAATGAGGATGGTTCAGTTACTGTAACAAAACAAATGGAAGAAGAAATTGACTCATCTAATGCATTAGGTAAATTAGCGATGCAAACAGCTACAGGTCAAGAAATGCCTCATGATGCGGATGATATGGCTCCTGATGGTATGGATGATGATTCTGATAATAATAGAAAAATGATGTCTAACGAAGAGTTCTTTGGAGATATAAATGAAGATGAAGTATTAGAAGAATTATTCGGTAGTTCGAAGAAAAAAATGAAAACACCTATTACTACATTAGGTATGTTCGAAGAAACAGAAGAAAAGGTTAGACAGATTGAAGAAAGTATCTTATCTTTGATTAATAAATCACAAGGTAAGATGTTTACTAAGAAAGATATTCTTGAGCAGGGACCAAGCATTGCACCTGTGAAACCAACAGTTAAACCTGGAGTTAGACCTGAAAGAGGTACTCCGTACAAACCAAAACACAGTCCAAAACCTAAAGCGGGTACGGAAGTTAAACCTGCAAGACCAACAGTTAAACCAGGAGTTAAACCGGAGAGAGGTACGCCATACAAACCAAAACACAGTCCAAAACCGAAGGCTGGTGAGGAACAAGGTTTACCTGAATTCCTTAAGTTTAACAACTTAAATATTAAATTCAGAGATGAGTAAGTTGACAAAAAATATTATTAATTCTATCAAAGAACAGATAGAATATGATGGTCCTGAAAGAATGGACAGAGAAATAGAAAGAAAGATTTCTAGTGGTGAAACTCCTTTATCAGATAATCCTGCATTACCAGGAAAAGAAGAAGATGAATTTGATAATTCGTTTGCCGAATTGGTAGCCTCAGAAAGATTTAAACAGGTAGTTGAAAAGGTAAAGCGTTATACTGGTATGGAGGACATATCAGGTCAAAACGCATTTATGCAACTTCAGATGATGTTGATGCAGTCAGTACAAGAGGTAAAGTCTATAGAATCCAATAATGAAGGATTTTTAGAACAGTTAGCTGTTGATTTAGTTAAGAAAGAATTATCTATACCCGACGATGCTTTTCAATATGATGTCGAACTAACATCGATGCCAGGTCAAATAGATACTTCACAAATGATATCAGAACCTGAAGAAATTGATGATGAAGAGGTACAACAACAGTTTGGTATAAGTTCTGATGAAGCTGAAGATGATTTAGAAAATTTTATGGCAGCTTTTGAAAAATTCGATTTAGAAAAGGCTAAAAGAAGATTTATTAATTCTTTAATACAAGGTGCGTCTAAAAAAGGTCATTATATGTTTCATTTAGTTGAGGAACAATTAAACACTATTAACCCTCGACTATTGAATCTTTATGGAGTATTAATGTCAATTAATGACCTTTTATATTGGATTATGCCTGACCAAATGATTATGGGTGCCGCGAGTAGTGGAGAAGGAGTACAAGGCTCAGAAGAAGTAGATGATACTACAGACCCACCAACAATTAAGGCTAAAGGTTTATTCTTTCCTGTGTTGGTTCACGAACTTATAAAAGGTGTTTATGAGGTTTTAGGTACACAAGGTCTACCAGATGACCCTAAAGCTGCCGAAATGGTTATGGGTCAAACAGACACTTTACCTTATGAGGTTTGGGATTTAAGGTTAGGTCCTGTAATATGGGATAAATTCACACAATCATATCCTGATAAATTATATGAGGATGATATGAGAGAAATACAAAATTATTTATTCTCAAGATTTTCATCATTATCTACTGATGAATTTTTTGAGGTAGCTAAAATGATTCTATCAGGTTCAGATGAAGGTAAAAACTTAGTGTCAAAAATGGTCGATGAAATTATTGACGAGTTAAAGGGATACGAATATGAAGACGCGATGTCACAATACAGTGATGATGACGATGACGATGATGATAGTGGTCTTTCAGACTTATTAGGTGATTTAGGTATTTCTTTAACATAAATTCTTACTAAAATGTCTATATGGCGTTAACTAGAGAAAAAGTATTATTAGAGTATGCGAGGTGTGTTAAAGACACCTCGTATGCGTTAAGAACATATCTACAGACTTATGACAATACACAGTCAAAATATGTACCTTTAAGATTATTTCCTGACCAAGAAAGTTTAATTAAGGATTATGATAAGTTTGAAGAGAATATAGCATTAAAGTATCGACAAGCGGGTGTATCAACAGTAACATCTGCATGGGTATCAAAGAAATTAGTAACCGCATCTAAAAGTAAACCTGAGAAAATACTTATAATCGCTAACAAACTTGATACCTCTGTCGAGATGGCGGGTAAAATTCGTGCGTTTATAGAGCAATGGCCTTCTTGGTTCGGTGTTGATTTTTCTAATGAAAAGAATTCACAAAGGCATTACAAACTTACTAATGGTTGTGAGGTAAAGTCAGTGGCAACTTCTAAAGACGCACTTCGTGGATATACCCCCACGATACTTGTGTTTGATGAGGCCGCGTTTATTGAAGCGGATAACGATTTTTGGTCTGCGTGTATGGCATCACTTTCTACAGGTGGTAAAGTGATTGTGATATCAACACCTAACGGTTTTGACCGTATATATTACTCTATTTATGACCAATCATTACGAGGTATGAATGACTTTAAGATTACCGAAATGTTTTGGTACCGTGACCCTCGATATGCAAGAGATTTAAAATTAATTAAGTGTAATGATATTGTTCATTATATGTTGAATAGAGAAGACTATAAAGATGAAGAGATAACATTAGATTATTCACATATAAATCCCATGGAAAGGGATTTTGAAGAAATAAAAACACATTTCTTGGATGGGTACAAACCATATTCATCATGGTTTGAGGGTATGGCTAAAAAACTTAAGTTTGACAGACGTAAGATTGCACAGGAATTAGAGTGTAATTTCTTGGGTTCGGGTGACAATGTTATTCCTTCTGATACGGTAGAAAAAATTAAGGAAAACTTTATTCGTGAACCTGAAAACAAATTTATGGGGGGTGCGTTATGGCAATGGAAAGAACCTGTGGTGGGTCACAAATATATTATGGGTATTGATGTTTCTCGTGGTGATAGTGAGGACTTTACAACATTCTGTATTATAGATTTTGATGAGAGAGAACAGGTACTAGAGTATTTGGGTAAGGTACCACCTGATGTTGCCGCTGAAGTCGCGTTTAAATGGGCGACTATGTATTCTGCGTTTGTTGTGATTGATATCACTGGGGGTATGGGAGTTTCTACCGCTCGTAAACTTCAGGAAATGAATTATAAGGATTTGTATGTTGATGGTATAAATGCTGCTGACAAATGGAAATACAACCCAAAAGCGATAGAAAAAATACCAGGTCTTAATTTTAATTCAAAACGTGTTCAAATTGTTGCGTCATTTGAAGAAGCCTTAAGACATAACTTTATTGTTCGTTCTTCTCGTTTAATGAATGAATTAAATACGTTTGTATATATTAACGGAAGACCTGACCACATTAAAGGGCAACACGACGACCTTATCATGGCAATGGCTATGGCGATATATGTTGGTGAAAACTCATTTACACAACTTGAAAAGGTTACTGAACAGACCAAGGCGATGATGGAGAGTTGGATGGTCAATGAAACTCCTGTTAAAAATTCATCTAAAGACTTTAATCCTGGTTTACCCGTCATGCCAAACAATAACAATCACTACCGACCAAATGGAATCACAAAACAAGATTACGAACAATATAACTGGTTATTTGGAGGTAGAAGAAGATAACCTTTAATTAATTCGGGTAAAGTTTATATTTATCTAAAAAACTATGGCGGAAAAGAATAATTATACGATTTGGCAAAGGTTAACAAGAGTATTTGGTCCCGATTCAACTTTGGACCAACAACCACCCGTATATAACTTCGACAAAAAACAAATACTCAAGACAACTAATAAACAAGAGTATGAGAGAGAGAAGTTACAAGCACAACAAACCCTTTATTTAGGTCAACAATGGCAAAAGATTGAAAACAATCTTTATACACAAGCAGTTTATTATGAACCAACTCGTTTAGCCTCCTTTTATGATTATGAAAGTATGGAGTATACTCCTGAAATTTCCGCCGCCTTAGATATATACTCAGAAGAATCTACTACTCCCGATGAAGACGGTTATATGTTACAGATATATTCGGAAAGTAAAAGAATTAAATCTGTTTTAGGTGATTTGTTTAATAACAGATTAGATATTAATACTAACTTACCTATGTGGACAAGAAATACATGTAAGTATGGTGACAATTTTGTTTATCTGAAATTAGACCCTGAAAAAGGTATTATGGGTGCGCAACAACTACCTAATATTGAGATTAATAGACAGGAGAGAGGTATGAAAATGAAGCCTGAACGTAACTCAACAAATACGGAGAATGATGCGCTAAAGTTTTTATGGCAAAATAAAGACATGGAATTTAATACTTGGGAGATTGCTCACTTTAGATTATTAGGTGACGATAGAAAACTACCATACGGGACATCTATGTTGGAAAAAGGTAGAAGAATTTGGAAACAGTTAATACTATCAGAAGATGCCATGTTAATCTATAGAACATCGCGAGCACCTGAAAGAAGAGTATTTAAAGTATTTGTTGGAAATATGGACGACAAGGATGTTGAACCATACGTAAATAGAGTGGCAAACAAATTTAAGAGAGACCAAGTTGTAGATTCGAGTAACGGAAATGTCGATTTAAGATACAATCAAATGGCGGTCGACCAAGACTATTTTATTCCCGTTAGAGACCCTAACGCACCTAACCCTATAGATACATTGCCAGGTGCACAAAACCTATCTGAAATTGCAGATATAGAATACATTCAGAAGAAACTTTTAACATCTCTAAGAGTACCCAAAGCATTCTTAGGATTTGAAGAGGTTGTTGGTGACGGTAAAAACTTATCATTACAGGATATAAGATTTGCTAGAACTATAAACAGAATTCAAAAGTCGATGATTCAAGAACTAAATAAAATTGCAATTATACACCTTTACCTTTTAGGTTTTGAAGATGAATTAGGTAATTTTACTTTAGGTCTTACTAATCCTTCTACACAAGCGGACTTACTCAAAGTTGAGCAATGGCAACAAAAAATTCAATTATATAGAGATGCTGTTACTGACCCAGGAACTGGTATCTTACCCGTTTCCTCATCTTGGGCTAAGAAGCACATACTTGGTTTTAGTGACGAGGAAATTAAATTAGACTTACAACAACAAAGAATCGAAAAAGCGGTTGCTGCCGAACTTGAAAAGACATCCGAAGTTATTAGTAAAACTGGTGTATTCGCAAATATAGATAAACTATATGGTAATAAACCAGGTGAAGGAGGTGACCCATTAGGTGATGAAACAACTGATTCAGGTACAGGTGACTTAGGTGGTGATTTAGGTGGTGACTTAGGTGGTGACTTAGGTGGTGANTTAGGTGGTGATTTAGGTGGTGATTTAGGTGGTGATTTAGGTGGTGATGAAGGAGGGGGAGACACTGCGCCCGAAGAAACTCCAACCGAAAGACTAGTAAGAAATAAAGACTTAGATTTATTAGTCGAGGACGACTTAATAAAAGGTAAAAGTATATTAGACTTATCTAAAGGTAGACAGTCTTTAGGTGAAATAGAAAAAAAGTTGAATTCACTTCTAAATGACTAAATTGTGAATAATACTACTTACATGATATTTATATAAAAAAATATCATGACATCATTCGGAATCATCAAAACCAAGATTGAAAAGTTATTCGAATCAACTTACGGAAAACAAGATTTTAAAACTCATATTAAGTCATTTAAATCTATGATACTTGAAAATAGTGACTTATGTGAAGTATATTTTATTTACGATGAATTATCATCTAAAAAAGGTTTAAACGAAACTATTGTAGACGAGTATATCTCTGAATCGTTTGAACAACTAAGAAGTTTAATTGATGATAACCAAAATGAAATTAATAAGATTAGTCAGTGGATTAACCAATTAGTTATTGAAACTAATAACAATTACAGTGATATCGATATTCAAGTTTATACTAAAAATGTAACTAAAAATCTAGAGTCATTATTAGAATCTAAAAATAGAATTAAGAAAAATTTATTAAGTAATGATATAGTTGAAATAAATGAATCTAGTTTGAATATACCTATTTCTTCTATGTTACAGATTGCCACTAAAACATTTAATAAAGAGTTTTCTTCACTTAATGAGGAAGAGAAAAAGGAGTTTAAATTTTTTACGTCACTAAATAAGAACCAATTAATAGAGGAAATAGATAAGTCTAAGAAATCTGTCTATAGTAAATTAAGTAATAATTTAAATGAATCTAACGATAACGAACTTAAAGAAAAGATTCAAAAAACTTTAAATAAAATAAACGAAACTGATTATACCCTTACATCTCTTTATAGACTTAAGCAATTAGAAAAGGGGTTATAATGAAAAGATTTTTTACATCATTATTAGGTGACGTTGATGGTCAAAAGTCATCAAAAAGGTTTGTTACCATAATCGCATTTTTCATGATGTGTATTGCCTTTGTTGCTAACATTTTTATGGATATACCGTTACAAAAATATGTGTGGGACGGTATGATGTATATTGTAGGTGCGGGGTTAGGATTTACCACACTTGAAAAATTTTCAAGAAGTAAAGGAGTTGAAGAATAATGT